TCGAAGCGAGCGAGCCCGACAACGATTACATGGAGTGGGGCCGCCGACTGGAGCGCGTCGTCGTCGAAGCCTTCGCCGACAAGACCGGGCGCAAGGTGTACGGCGGCGGCTGGCTCGTGCGCAGCAACCAGTACCCGTGGCTGCTCGCCACGCCGGACTCGCTTCAGTGGAGCGACCGCAAGCTCGGCCTCTTGGAGATCAAGACCGGCGGCGCGTCGCAGGCCGACGACTGGGAGAACGAAGCGCCGCCGCAGCATCAGTGTCAGCTGCAGCAGCAGATGATCGTCATGGGGCTGAAGCACGGCAGCGTTGCCGCGCTCATCGGCGGCAACTCGTTCTTCTCGTACGACTACGTCGCACACGAACGCTTCCAGCGCGCGCTGATCGGGAAGACCTCCGACTTCTGGAACCGCGTGCTCGCCGAGGTGCCGCCCGATCCCGACAGCAGCCCGAGCACGAGCAGGACGCTCGCCAAGATGATGGAGAATGGGCTTGCCATCCAGCTGCCCGACGTCGTGCTCGACTGGCACCTCGCTGCCGTGAAGGCGAGCGACGACGAGAAGTCGGCGAAGGAGCGCAAGGACGAGTACCGCCGCAAGATCATCGCGTCGATCGGCGCCGCGTCGTGCGGCGTGCTGCCGAAAAAGGCCGGCGTGTACAAGTTCGTGACGGAGAAGCGCCGCGCGCATCGCGTGAAGGCGTCGTCGTCGCGCGTGCTGCGCTTCAACAAAAAGTTCAACGGCTGAGAGAAAGAGGACACCACCATGGCGAACCAGCAGATCCAGAAGAGCAACAACGGCCAGCACAACAGCAACCTCACGCCGCTGCAGCAGAAGCAGCTCTCGTTCAAGAAGACGTTCGAGAAGGCGCTGCCGGCGATCACCGAGGTGCTGCCGAAGCACCTGGACGCGGAGCGCATGTTCCGCGTGTACCTCATGGCGATCCAGCAGTCGCCGGGCATCCTCGACTGCGTGCCGGTGAGCGTGATCGGCGCGGTGCTGCGCGCGGCGCAGTTCGGCTTGTCGCTGGAGACGGTGACCGGCGAGGCGTACATCATTCCGCGTCGGAGCAAGCACGCGAACAACCAGAAGGTCGCGAACTTCCAGATCGGCTACAAGGGCCTGATCAAGCTCGCCAAGCAGGGCGACCCGCGACTGCTCGACATCTTCGCGTACCCGGTGTTCGAGAACGACGACTTCGAGTACACGCTCGGCCTCAACCCGAACATCTCCGTGCACAAGCCGGCGGCGAGCGGCGCGCGCGGCAAGCTCGTGTACGCGTACGCCATCGCCGTCTGGGACAACTACCGGCGCTTCCGCGTCGTCGATCCGGACGAGATCGCGGACGCCATGCGCAGCGCCGGCGGCACCGACAAGGACGACTCGCCGTGGCGCACGCACACGCCGTCGATGTGGTGCAAGACCGCGCTGCTCCGCCTGTGCTCGCAGATGTCGCTGCGCAGCGACGTGGCGCTGACGATCGCGCGCGATGGCAGTGACGGCACACAGCTGCTGCGCGAGCACGCTCAGCAGGGTTCGAGCAACACCAGCGCGCACGCGCGCACGCTGCTCGCTGACCTCGGCGTGGGCGCGGAGGTCGAGGACGTGGGTGACGAAGAGGAGCAGAGCGGCGACGCGCTCGGGCAGGTCGCCGCGCGCGTGGAGAAGCAGCTGGAGGAAAAGCGCGCGCACGCTGCCGAGCCGCTGATCGGCACCGCGGCGAACCCGGTCGTCCAGGCCGTCGAGCGCGACCGGGAGCAGGCTGCTCAGCCGCAGCGGGCGCAGAGGCGGCGGGCCAGCGAGAGCTGATCTTCAGGCTCTACGTGAAGGGCGGCGGCGCAAGTGGAGGCGCTGGCCGCCTTTTCACGATTTCGCTTGTGCTGTGTACATGCGCAGTGTACTAAGCGTTCATGGCTGAAGTACCGCCCGATACTAGCGACTACTCGCATCGTGTAGTGACAATGCTCGACGACGAGGACCGTGCGGCGCTGGATCGTTTGATCGCCGCCGAGAAACTCTCACAGGCCGACGTGCTTCGACGGCTCATTCGCCAGGCGGCAAAGGTGCTCAGCCAGTCGAGCGCTGCGTGATCTCGGAAAGCCGTTACGACGCTGCCGCCGCTGAGCGCGGCGACGAGCTGCTGCGGGCGGGCGACATCGAAAAGCACCCGGCCGGCGGCTACCGCTGCCTGTGCAAAAGTATGCCGCTGACCCGACGCGTCCAGTCGAACGGGGCGATCTGCATCGGCAACCAGTGCCGCGTCTGCGGTCGCTTCGCGGTCGTCAGCAAGCGTGGCGTCGACGTGGCCGCGCTGCCTGAGTACCGGAGCAACGAGGCTTGGGGCGTGCTTCTGTCCGCACTTTCGGGCCGTGACTACCTACGCGAGCGCGAAGCGCACAGCGCGATCTGGTGGGCGGAGTACGACGCTTACCTGAAGACGCCGGCCTGGCAGAACCGTAGGCGCCGGGTGCTTGATCGGGCCAACGGGATCTGCGAAGCCTGCCTGGAAGCCAAAGCGACACAGGTTCATCACACGACGTACCGGCACGCCGGCAATGAGCCACTCTGGGAGCTGCGAGCGATCTGCGGGTCGTGCCACGAGAAGCTGACCGAACTCGACCGCACGAGGGAGTCCACGTGAGCGGCCGCATCCGCTCCGTCAAGCCGGAATGGCTCGACGATGAGCTACTCGCCGAGTCGTCGTCAGACGCCAGGGTTCTGTCGATTGCGCTCCTGCTGCTAGCAGACGACCACGGCAGGGGCCGAGGCAGCGATAAGATGCTGGCCGCGCGCGTCTTCCCTGGGCAACCGATCGGAGTGTTGCGCACCGCCATGACGAGGTTGATCGCGATTCGGTACTGCCACCTGTACGTCGTCGGCGAGCAGAGCTACTTCGAGATCCGCAACTGGTTGAAGCACCAGAAGGTCGACAAGCCGGGCAAGGAAAAGGTTCCGCCACCTCCAAATCGCGACCAACAGATATTCGAGAATATTCCCGAGAGTCTCGCGAGTGAAACAGACCAACACCGCGAATCTGTTGAGTTCGCGAATATTCCCGAGAGTGTCGAGAGGGAGAGCGAGAGTCTCGCGCCTCGCGCGCGTCCCATCCCCCTCCTCTCCTCTCCCATTCCTTCTCCCATTCCTTCTCCGGAGGGGGTGCAGGGGGAACCAACCGAGCCGGTCGAGCGACGCATACCGCTGGACTGGAAGCCGCACCCGGCCGCTGTCGCGGAGCTTGCCAAGAAACTTGGCGTTGCGCAGAGCGTCATCCTCGGGTCAGCCGAGGAGTTCTTGTCGTACTGGTCGATCGGCGGAGGGGCCGGCCAGGTGCGCCGAAACTGGCAGGGAAAATTCCGAGATCACGTGCGCAAGGCGCACAGCGAAGGCTGGCTGCGCGGAGCTGGGCCACCGGGATCGATGAAACGCGGAGGGCAGCATGAAGACGATCGGGCAAGCGGCAACGGAGTTCGGTCACTGGGCGAAGACGGAGCAAGCGAAGCGGATGACGGAGTGGGCGAAAGCCCCATCACTGACGCAGCTGTTGAGCGAGGTAAACGCGAACTCGGCGCGCTGCTTGTTGCCCAAAAAGCTGCCCGTCGCGAAGCTCGCCGAAACAACGACGGCGCATGAGCTGCAGACGGCGGCGAAGCGCGTGGACGAGTGCGCGCGCTGCCCGAAGCACGGCGGTGCCTGCGTGAACAGCTATGCGACCGACTGGGCGCGCGGACACACAGCGATCTGGAACGACCACGAGTCGCGTTTGGCGGAGCAACCGTGCGCGAAGTGGAAAGAGTTCGTGCTGCGCGAGCGTCTGACGCGCTTCGGTGTGCCCGAGCGCATGCTCGACGCTACGCTCGACAACTTCACGGTCGCCAACGACGTGCGTGATCTTGCGCTGGCATGGGCCAAGGCCTGGGGCAACGAGGACACACGAGGCTCCGGTGTGCACCTGTACGGCGCGTCCGTTGGCACCGGCAAGACGCACTTGTCGTGCGCGCTCCTGCGCGGCCTCGTTGCCAACCGTCGCGTGTCCACTGCGATGTTCTTGTACGTGCCGAAGTTCCTAAGCGACTTGCGCGACTCGTTCGACTTGCCGATGCACGAGCGCCGCGACTGGCTCGACCGCATCATGGCGTGTGACCTCGTCGTGCTCGACGACCTGGGCGCGGAAAAGACAACGGAGTGGGTGCGCGAGCAGCTTGGCATTGTCGTCAATGAGCGCTGGAGCAACAAGCGCGCGATGATCGTCACCAGCAATCTCACCATCGACAAGTACCGCTCCACGATCGGTGACCGCGCGGCGTCGCGGCTCGCAGCGATGTGCCCGTTCGCCTTCCGTCTCAACGGAAAAGATCAGCGCGCCAGTCGATGACGACCGGCGTTCCGCCCCACGACCTCGACGCCGAGGGTGCCGTGCTGTCGGCGTGCCTCAACGCGCCGGAGCGAGTCGACGAGCTACGCTTGGTGCTCGCTGACGGCGAAGCGTTCTACGCTGACGCGAACCGGCGCATCTTTGAGTCGATGGTCGCGCTAGTCGACGGTGGCGCGACGGTCGATGTCGTCAGCGTGGCGAAGCGTCTGCGCGAGGTCGACAGGCTCGCGCAGGTCGGCGGAACGCCCTACCTGGCACAGCTGATGGACGCGACGCCGCAGACATCGAACTACGCTGAGCACGCGCACACCACGCGCGACCTGTGGCGCACGCGGCGAGTGATCCGGCTGTCGCAGATGCGCGTGGGCGAAGCCTATGCGCCTCGCGGCGTGGGCACCGGCGAGCACCTGCAGGATTGGCTGGCCGCATTCGAGAGCGAGCTGTCGGAGATCGCGCACAGCGTGAACGCTCGTGGGCTTCGCACGTACGGCGAGGTCTCGGTGGAGCTGCGCGCACAGATCGACGCGGCCCGACAGTCGGGCGGCCTGAGCGGCACAACAACCGGGTTCACCGACGTCGACAAGCAGACGACGGGCGCGCACGGAGGTGACCTGTTCATCATCGGTGGCCGACCAGGGCAGGGAAAGACCGCGCTCGCGACGTGCATGGCGCTTGCGCAGGCGCGCGACGGCCTGGCGGTCCCGTTCTTCTCGCTGGAGATGCCCGCCACGCAGCTAGCCGCTCGCGTGCTTAGCATCGACGCGCGCATCCCGCTGCAGCGCATCCGTGAGGCTTCGTTCGACAGCGCAAGCATGAACAAGATCGACGCCTCGCTGCAGCGCATGTCGGCGGTGCCGTTGTTCATCGACGACACCGCCACGATCACGGTGCCGGACATTCGGGCGAAGGTGCGCCGCCTGCGCATGGAGATCGAAGCCGGCAAGCACGCCGGTGTGCGCGGCCTCGGCGGTGTCTTCGTGGACTACCTCCAGCTGATGCACTCGCCCGCGCGCGGGCAGAGCCGTGAGCAGGAGGTCGCCGGCTTCTCGCGCTCACTGAAGCTGCTCGCGAAAGAACTCAACGTGCCCGTGTTCGCGCTGTCGCAGCTGAACCGCAAGAGCGAGGAGCACGGAAGTGACAAGCGGCCGTCGCTCGCCAATCTGCGCGAGAGCGGAGCGCTGGAGCAGGACGCGGACGCGGTGATCTTCGTCCACCGTCCGGCGTACTACGACCGCACGGACGACCCGGCGCTGAAGGGCTGGGCGGAGATCATCATCGCGAAGCAGCGCAACGGACCCACCGGAACGGTGAAGCTGGCGTTCGCCGAAGAGTACGCGCGCTTCGACAACTACGCGCGCATGGACGGTCACGCCTACGAGCCACCACCGCATGCCGCACCCGTAGATCACTGGGCGGACTTCGACGACGATCTGGATCGCTGATGCGACGGAAGGGACGAGGGCGACGATGTTGACGACGGCAGCTAGCCGTGCTAGCAGGCTCCGGGTGACCATGAACGTGCACCGGATGTTCGTGCTGCTGCTGCTCACGCGCGGCGGTCGGCGCTCGGCGACGGGATCGCATGGTTCCGTGTCCGGCGCGTACGGCTCGAAGTCCCGCTGGGGCAGCGGGAAGGACTACGCGTGGAGCAGCTCGCGCCACGTCGACATGTCCATGTCGAACGACCAGCAGGAGTCGTACCCGTGACCTTCACGATGTTCGCAGTGTCGTGGGCGGTGCGCCGCGATCAGGTAATGTCGAGGCCGGACGGCTCCCACAGCGGAGCGATGTGGCACGTGAGGACGTCGTACTCGGTTTCGAGCGGGGCCACGCCGCGCGTGATCTCCGCGTCGTCGAGCGGTGTGCTCGTGCGACCTCGAAGCGAGGACGGACGATGCTGATGCTCGCTGCGTACAGCACGCGCTGCTTC